ACCTTTCTTAAAAGCTATATCCATAAAATAACTACGCGCATAGTCAACATCGTCACTATCCACCCCGTTGTGTGCATCTTGTATAAGGATTAAGGCGTTTGAAACGTGATCATAATTATTCGCCATTGCATCCCGTTCTTGTGTCTTAGCCAGATATTTCCCTAATGGAGATTTAAATGTTAGGGCTTCCTCTTTTGAAAGACCTTTATTTTCTTCTTCAAATCTTTTTGCACGTTCTTGATTTTCTGGAGATGCGGAAACAATCTTCTCGCCTCTTTTTAATCCAATACGATTTATACCACGTTGTATCTTGAACGCCTCTATCTCGTCTTGTAGTGCATCTAATTGCTCTAACTGTAGTAGTCCGTCTTTAACCCTTTGCTCTGAATTTGCCCGGAGTTCTCCCTGAAGATCGGACATCAATTCATTACTGTCAACCTTCCTTCCTAAAATTCTTACCATGGCGTTATTAATCGCACCTTCCCACTCATCTTTATCATCTGCCGCTTTTAGCCAGTCCCCGTAGTGTTCAGAGTCATACGTTGTGCTTCTATCAACACCACCCCAAGCCGAATGGCGAAGCGGGTGTTTGTTCGTCTTTATGTTATCAGCGAACCTCCGTGCCATACCAGCAACAGTCCCATCATCGTACCTACGATTTGTTATCGCATGTAACATATCCCTTCTATTCTGCACGGGATTGAGTCCAAAACCTGAGCGATTTAAGTCAATTTCTTCCCCTGTACGGCTATGTTCTGTGCTTAGACCTGAATCCTCGAACTTGATACCTAAATCATCAAGAGTGATTTTACCTTCGTCACCAGCTTCCCGTAACTCATCAATCGTGTTTTTCTCCCCCGTAGCAGCCGCATATTGTCCTGCTTTCAACTCTCTTGTATCGTAGAAGGTTCCCTCGTCTACCCCCGTATGAGGGCGTAACCCCAGTCTCTTAATTTCTTCAGGAGAAGCATACTCTCTAAAGTCTTCTGGGACATCATCTTTGGGTCGGTCACTTGAGGTGTCTCCGATACCCTTTATACCTTTAATACCTTCTTCCGCTTTTGTAAAATTAAATAATTTTGCCACATACCCAGAAGCGTGTGCGGCTTGTGCTACTTTCCTTGCCTTCTTGCGAGAATCAAAGGGGCCTTTACTACCCCAGTACCATTTGTTATCTCGCTGACGTACAGGCATTAATCGTTCTCGTTGTCGTCGTCTACGTCATCGTTGGGGTCTTTACGTTTATTAGACCCTGACGGATCATAACTTACTGTTGGATTAGTTGGGGATTGGTTTGGGAATGGAACTATAAAGGTTGCTTTCTTTATTTCACCTAATCCATTAGGAGATAAGTCAGCTACATAATCTACACCCTTCTCAATGAACCACATTTGCGAACCGTCTGGAGATACTTCTCTAATAGTAGGGGTAGAGAAGCCTTGCTCATTTAAAGATTGTATCCATGTTTTATTTATCTCAAGTCCCCAAGCCCTGTCCTCCGCTTTTTCTTTTCTCTTATACGCCCATTCGTCTATATCACGTTCTTCGTTAGGAGATTTATCCTGCCAGTCTGGAGTACGCCCACCAGTGCGCCCCTTAAATTTACGCTCTGAGGATGGGATAGCTTTTTCCATAGCTTGAATATCAGGTAATGCTTCTCCGCCACCCTCTTCTCCGCCACCCGGTACTTCAGGTTGTTCAGATTTTTGTTCAGCTTCTTGTATTTGCTGCTCAAGTTGCAACTCCTGTCCTTGAGCTTGCATTTGAACAGTCTTAGCCATTTCTCCGGTAACAATAAATTCTGCGTCTTCCAAACCAACACTATCTTCTTTTAATTTAATTTCAAACCCCAGTTGGGCTAATTGACTTGCGATACCCACTCTCTGTTGAGCAAAACTAATTCGGGTCGCTTCTGCTTTTTCTTCAGGAGTTGGTAACAATAATTCAAAATCAGTTATCCCAAAAGCTTTCAAAATCTTTGGGAACACTTTTTCATGAAATAATCTTTGGTCGGATTCAACTACACGACTCATAACAACTAATTGTTGAGTCTGGGTGGATAGACCACCAAAAGCTTCTGGTGCGCCTTGCCATGCAGGGGTTACACCCCATACCGCCCCAACACGTTCTCGAATCTCTTCTTTAACCGGAAGATAATCCATCTCTTGTAACGTATGGAACAAACGTACCAAGTCTACTCGCCCTCTTTGGTTACGACTAGAAACCGCAACCATAGGGATGTAGTTCGGGTCTAACCTAGTTTGGGCGGCAATGTGTTCTCGTTCCTTACGCAAGCTTTCTGGATCATCAGTTGTCACCATAAGCATTGACGCTGGCATCTTACGCTCAAAGAAGTACCGATATATGTTCTTATCCATTCCAATTAATGTAAGAGCTTTTTCAAACACTGTAAGAATTGGAGACCACCCATACGTTTCGGAGGGAGAAAATTTAGAAACATGTATAATTTCGGTATCTCTAAGATAGATATGTTGGTTCCTGTGGTAGTATTTATACATTGCAGGAACACGGTCATACCCTTTCTTGGATTTCCCCGGCACTTCCTCAACATCACTTCGATCCATAGGACATATGAAATGAGCATTTTTAGGGAGACCGGCTTGATCAAGATCAAATTCAACAAGCGCGGGGTTTAATCGACGTATTTCTTTTACTTTAGATTTTATATTCCCCCCATCATCATAATACTCTTTTACTAAATACAAAAATCCATCATCAACAGTATTTATATCATTATGAAATTGTCTGAGAACCGACTCTAAACTTTGGTCAAAAACGTTGGCATCCGTTAAAAAGGTATTAAAAACTTTTAATTGTTCTCGATCAGCCTTTTCTTTTGTGGGGTGAATTTCCATGCCACGCCTAAAAACTTCTCCCGTGATATGTCCTAGAGCGGTACGAATTTCAGCTACGGAAAATGCAATTGTCTGTAAATCTTGCACAAGCTGTTGCCTGTATGCCATCTGGTGGCGAACCCATGTGTTGACAATGTGATCAAGACCTATTGACGGTGAAGAACTTGTGTCCCCCTGCTGCTTCATTAACTGAATGAAGTTCAACCCCTCGTTCATATCCATCATTTGCTGCGCCATTCCGGGCATTTCAGGCATATATTCAGATAATTTCATAAATTAATCCTTGGGTAATTCGTTTAGATTACTAGAAGCTATGGTATCCATAGCAGCTAGTTTGATAACCGCATCCATAGCTTTTTCTTTTATAAAGTAATCTTGTGACCGATTACTATGTACACGTAATTGTGCCAACTCATCATTTTGTTCAGATACTTTAATTTCTAAGTTCCTTAGTTTTTCTTGCGCCGCACTATATTCCGTTAGAACTTGATCTATTTCTTCGCTAGATCGTCCGCTGGAATCAGCTACATTATCTAAAATTCCTAAACGTCCCGCTTCTTTCATTAGAGATATAAACGCTCCCTCAGATATAGCCGTTACCGCTTCAGTCTTGTCGGGAACTTCATCATCCGGGCCGATGCTTTTTAAATCATCGTGCCACGTATCGAGAACTCTCCATGTCCCCGCCTCATCTCTATTAGCAATATATTGCTCATCACGTTCTCTAAGAATATTACCTAATGTCATTACTGTTCTCCTTACTTTACTTATCTATTATACTACAAAAATTAAAATTTACGCTATGTGGCACTTACTCCAACCACAAGATTTGCACGTTACGCACCCTCCCTCTTCTACAAGGTACACATTATCACAGCAAGGCTCATTATTTCCTATCTGCAATGATGCGTAATCTACATCGAACCCGTTTAATACCCCTTGTTTAGGGGAGTCCGCCTTTACTAAAACTTCCTTTTCACGGCTCCCCGACCTATAAACTGTAATCCCTTTGCAACCATTCTCCCACGCTGTCATATAAGCAGTATACACATCTTTAGTAGTCGTGTTATTCGCAAAGTTTATTGTTTTAGATATACCAGAATCACAAAACTCTTGGAACGCCGCTTGCATTTTAACATGCGCCTCTGGGGAAATATCTTCAGCGGTAACGTAAACTTCCTTTACCCACTTTGGAACATCAGGACGAGTTTTAATAGACCCCCCATTTGAAATATAGTCCATTAATTCATCCGAATAAAAACCATATAGTTTGGCATCTGTTTCAAAATATTTATTAATGTAATATAAGGTTTTCCCTTCTAATATATTCATCTTACGCCAAGCAAGAGCGAATGTTGGTTCTATCCCACTTGAGGTGTCCGCAAGCATAGAAATAGTTCCGGTTGGGGCGACCGTCAAACGGCAAGCATTTCTAAATTTTTCTCCCGATGACTCTCCTGAACTCATATAATCGCTGTTATGCCACGCTGGGAAAACGCCCCTTTCCTCCGCTAACCTACGAGATTCATTATCAGCAACGTCTTGAATGAACCCCATAAGAGTCCCACCAACTTGACGGCCCTGTTCAGTATTATATCCTATCCGTAATTGAATAAGCAAGTCTGCGAATCCCATAACACCAAGCCCAATTTTCCTAGTTGCTTTAGTCATTCTTTCTATTTCGGGCGTTGCGTAATAGTTTGCATCAATAACATTATCTAAAAAGCGTATAGCAATTTTAACTACTTTACCTAATTCCGACCAATCAACCTTTTCTTTCCAACTTAATGATGTCCCTAATGCTGGGGGCTTAAAGAAATTAACCACGTTAATTGAGCCTAAATTACAAGATTCGTTCCCTAATAGGGGTTGCTCTCCGCATGGATTGGTAGCAATCATACGACCGTATTGTTCTATAACATGGTTATCTCGATTTACAGTATCAAGGAAAACCACACCCGGCTCACCATTCCTCCATGCCCCGTAGACAATTTTACTGAAAACTTCACGGGCATCTAATTCTTCCACCACTTCATTATTTCGAGGATTGATTAGAGGATAATTCATCCCCGCTTTAACCGCTTTCATGAAATCATTTGTCACCCCAACAGAAAGATTAAAATTATGAATATCCCCCTCAACGGATTTACAAGTAATAAATTCTAAAATATCAGGATGGTGAATGTCCATAACCGCCATGTTCGCACCATCACGTTTACCCCCCTGAGTAATCATAGACGATACTCGTGATAGGGTTTTAAGAACTTCTACAGGCCCACACGAAATACCATGCGTGGTTTTAATTCGGTCTCCTTTGGGGCGTAGGTTAGATAAGGCAAATCCCGTACCACCCCCAAATTTCTGAACCATTGCCGTATCATGAGCAGCTTTCATTATTCCTTCCATACTATCTTCGAGGGGCAGAACAAAACACGCAGACAAAGTACCTTGTTTAGTTCCAGCATTCATTAACGTCGGAGAATTAGGGATAAAATCTAAATTAGACATAATAGTATAAAACTCATTAGATGTAAGTTGCACATCAATATCTAGTTTACCATATTTCTTTTCAACAATGGCAATTGCATCCGCAACTCGACGAAACATCGCAGGGGCATCTTCTACTACTTCATTAGAATTGTCCTTTAAAAAGTATCTTTTCTTGGCGACTACTTCAGCTTGTGAACTCAGTGTAATGGGTATAGTTCCGATGGTGTCCGTTAACGTCATAATTGTTGTCATTTATTTCTCCTACCCTCTGTATCCACAGTATAAACATAATTTCCGTTCCATTACCCAAAAACTTGGCTGGCACACCCCTTCGGAACAACCGGGGTTTAAATGCTCTGTTGGTTCTTCTTGGGGGTTAACGCTTTTATAGTTTAACATAGTGTCTAAACGTTCCGCAACCCCTTTGTCTATACCGTCTTTTCCCGCCCTACCTTCAGGAGTCTCTCCGGGTGCTACAGCCTCAATCCAATCAGACGTACTCCCTAAAGTTTCATACTTAAATATCGTAGTTTCCCAAGCAGCTTGTACAGCCATGGCAATAGAAAAGAAAGCATCCCCATGACCCATCGGTGTCACTGGTGCTTTCAAATCATTATTTACAGAAATAATCTGTTGGGTTTGTCGTTCATCTTTTAACAGTCTTAATTTGTCGCCATGGACATATTGTTCCATAATTTGCGACATGGTATGTTTACTCTTAGCAGTAAACGACATTGGGTGCCAAACTTGGTCTAAACCACGATCTTCTAATTCTCCCCTTGTATTATCAATATACCCTTTTTCTAGCTGAAAGTTTTGCGAAACTTCATTCAAAAACTGGATTTGATCAGAATAATTCCAACCGTCTAACCACGTTTGATTTACTTGGCGTAATTCTTCACCTATGCGACTAAAAATTACAAGGTGAGAAGGGTGGCGTTTTTTACCAACATCAAATCCTGCAAATAATTGTTCGTTAGGTTGTCTCTCATATTTTTTATGTACGCTAAATTCCCGTAAATTTCCATCTTCACACTTCTCAATATCTTCTCTATTAAAATAAGACTCCGTTTGAAAGGAAGGTTGTAGTAAAAACTCTGACGCAAAAGATTTAGGTCGTGCTTTTTGTTGTGCTAGCAACCACTCTTCCGAATATAAATCTGGCATAAGTACACGACGGGTTGGGGTAGGATTAAAAGCAGGAAGAACCCTAGACATGAAACGATCATCTCGTTGAAGCTTAGATAATAAATCGTCGGGTAACATAGGAGTCCCTAATACAATTACGGGGGCTTCTTGATTTGGGATAAACATAGTTTCGGTCATAAAGTGATCTTCAATTTTATTCATTTCCCCCAACTGTAGAGGGTTTTCTGGGTCTCTTAAAATATCATCTGCAATTAATGCTCCATTAACATGCATACCTCGTTTGAAAGAGAACAACCCACCATGTAAAATCTCTACAGGTTTATTATTTATAGTGTAACGAAACTGAAATTCCGCACGAGTATTTCTAGCTGTTAACATATCCATTAAAATAGGGTTACGTTGAACCGTTTTATTAATTTCGGAGATATGGTAACGAGCCATTGTATCACTATACGAAAGATACAGAATAGACGTATCACGTTTCGCTTTCAGCAAACGCCAAACACTAAACGCATGTCCTAATAAAGTACTTTTAAAATGGAAACGTGGGAGTATAGCAACGTAATTCATACGCTCCTCTACAGCCCTTTCCGCATCGTCCGCTATTATACCGACATGCCATGAATCAAAGAGGTCAGGTCTATCGAAACTTTTAGCCCAGATTTGAGTAATAAATTCTTGGAAGCTACCTATCTTTGTTCTTTGTTGTGACGTTAATCCTGCCGATAATTGTGCTAGTGCATCCGCTACAGTAACAACCTCATTTTGTTTAGGAGTTGTCATTATTTAGCATCTGCACTTTGAAGAAGTCCTTGGAATCTACCAGAAATTCTACCTATTACCACAGGGTCTTCGATCTCTTCTACTAAAACATTAAGGATATCTTGAACAAATTGGATATTAATTAGTCCTTTCATGGTCTCACGTTCTCCTTGGATACCCATATCAATGGTACGAGCGGCTGTACCAGCGTCATGGAACTCTAAACCCTCTAAATCATCTTCTGCTTTATGTCTAATTTTTTCATAGAGGTCAAGATGCTCTGTGTTTAATCGTGCGAATCGTTGACTCTCTGATTCCATTACTGCTGTAGAAGCTTGGCTATGCAATTCTAAACGTTTCTCATCCCAATTATATTTCTTTGACCAAGAATAAATGGTTGAAATAGTAACAGCTACATCAAACTTATCTGATATTTTTTCAGTAATTTCTTTAGCAGTATGCTCCCCAGAAACATATAAACCCATCGCTTCTAATCGCACTTCAGGAGAAATGAGTCTAGGCATTAGTGTACTCCAAACGCTTCAGTCCCATGTTCTGGGCTTTGTGAATCGATGTTCCCGCCGTATGGGGAACCATCGGATTGTAACAATTTACTAAAATCCATATAGCCTGTCTTATTCGTGGCAGCGTTGAAGCAAGCCGGTACTTTAAATTTAGCTCCATTAGAGAAGAATTCTTTGTATTGTATACCGATCTCATCTCTGGTACACACACCCTGCCAAACATTTTCTCGTTCACTGATTGGCTTATAGTTGCTGTTTTTTCTAATCGTACTCGTCGTTCGTTGGGTATCTTCAAACTGTTTATTGTTTACGCAGTCCAAATACTTACACCACACTACTACGCCCCGTTGTTTTTTAAACTCCTCGAATGTCATATCATTAGGTAGCTTATCTTCATACGTTACTTTTTTAAGCTCTTTACCTTTACTCATATAAAATGTCATAGGTTTTTCTACTTTAGGCAATGGACTCTCCTTGTCTTTTCGCCCACAAAGCTATACAAGCTGCGTCGGCGTAATCTTGTTCTGGGAATATATCTCCCCACTTATCTACAGCAAATTTTTTAATGTCTGGTTTACCCGCATTACCTTTACCTAGAATTTGTTTTTTCCAACTTCTATTATCCACAGGATAACAAGAGATTCCCTTAGTATGTAACATGTATTTCGCAACACTTACCACACCAGAAATTTCCATAGTAGTACGAGCATTTTGGATATAAATAGCTGCCTCAATTGCAGAACACTGTATTCCATTATACTCTAATTCTTCGTTAAGATATACCCCAAAGTTATCAAATATTTGATAAAGCCGATTATCAAAAGTATCCTTCGGAGTCGAATGAAATTTTAACTTAGAAACTATCTCTTCTAAGTCGTTGACTATAACTCCATGTACTGCTTTGGAAGAACAATCTAATCCTAGATAGTTCATCGTTGACGTTCCCCCATTGTCCTTAAGCCCACTACACGAGATACTGATGCGTAAGCCTTATCGTAAGCTTTAAGGGTGCCACTTAACTGCCTCAGTGCAGCATCTGTCTCGATAACCTCTTTACGCAATTCCCACAGTTGCGTGTACCTGTTCAAGGCTTCTCCCCGCAACTCTTCTCTTGTTGGCTTCTTCTTACCAGATTCTTCTCTTTCCGTAGCAATCTTATGTGTAGCCTTAGCTAATCCGTCGTCAAAAGCTGCTTGTAATGCGGAAAGCGTACTATCCAGCTTTGCAACTTCCGCTTCTAGGTAACTAGTGTACCCACCAAACATGGCTAAGTAACTCTCTAAACCGTCATTGGAAACACTGGCATAGTCACCTAAGGGTAACTTAGGTAAGCCAGAAATATCTACATTGAAAGATGATACCTGTAAATCAGAAGATAACTTCCTTCGTACAGTACCCAATGCTTTCATGGGAGTCCATGATTGATTTTCGTCTTGTGGGACTCCATCTTTATAATTAACCACTTGTCACCCCTTTACATTTACACCATGTATCCCCAGTACACTTTTCCGGTAAGGCACTCATATCCATAATAGTAAAACAACGTTTTAGTAGTGTATCCCATACTTCTACGTCCCGCTCCACCTTAAACGCTTTTAGATTTTGGTCATTTTTATTTTCGTATAAAACAATACCATAGTCTTTATTTAGCATGTTTAGATAAATTTGTAACTGTATGAAATGGTCGTGTTTTGGGGAACTTTTTAGTTCATTAAAACCCCTATCGTTAATTGACTTTAATTCTAGTACCGCTTCGCCTTTAGTAGGATGGGCAATAAGAAAGTCCAACCGACCACTAATGGGAGGGGAGGCTAACTTTAATGGTTGCTCACGAGCGATAAGAATATTCATCTTTGTAAAATATTTATTCATACGATCTTCTAATGATGAACCAGTATCAAAGATACGTTTTACTCTGGGGTCTAAGTCTTCCCACGGAAGTAACCCGTTAAAAGATGCGTAGAGATATTTATCACAGGTACTACCTAACGCAGATGGGTAAAAGACTTGCCCACGATGAGGGGACATCTTCCCCTTTAAATGCTCATCTAATACCTTGAGGAAATCTTTATCTTGATTACTAACTCTAGGACTAGACTTACGTTTTGCAGGTTTCTTTTTTATCCCTGTGGTGTTGCCAATTTGTTTAATTCCCGCCATAGAAATTCCTTTATCTTACCTTTAGTTGTTTCTTTACAATGTAATACAATTTGTATATCTCCGGTCTCTATTAGTTTCCGGTCTCGTATTCTATCTCGTTTACCCAAATGTCCATACACACCGTCCGCTTCAATTACCATACTAAGTTCAGGTATATAGAAATCTACCGTGTATGGTGGAAAAGGTGCTTGCGTTTCGCAACGTATGCCCCATTCAGATAAATAGCTAGCTATTATATTTTCCTGATCGGTATAATCTCTAGGTAACACTAGTTTTTAATTCCTCTAGTAATTCCTCATTTTCTAAAAAGATTTTCTTTAATCCATTTAGACCCATATATTTCTGTTCTTTATGGGTATACCACGGCCCTGCTTGCGTGATTAGTTTCTTATTTAAAGCTTCTCTAATGTAGCTTTCTAAAATATCTATACCTCCATCTACCCTAAAAGGTACAGCCGCAGAGTTCCAATTCTCCCCACCGATCTTAGTCTTACGTAACCTAACTTCCATATCAAAGCCTACCTTGGTACCATTTTCCTCTATCCAACCTTTACGGCGTACCTGCAAAAGCGCATGTGCAAAGAACGATTGTGCTAACCCACCGGGCATATTATCTAATGCCACAGGGCCGATACTACTACGAACTTGATTGACGGCTACTAATGCCCCACCATTAGATAAACTTGGAAGAACTTTAGGTAATGATGAGTTAACAAAACGTGCTTGCCATGCCATTGGATTAAATGAAAAATCTTCTTCTAAGTTTTTATGGGGTACGAGACCAGCAATACTATCTAATACCACTAAATCAAATGACGCATCTAACAAGGTGCGTATCGTATCCATTGCTTCTTCCCCACTTTCGGGTTGCCCAACAAGTATTTTTGACGTATCTACCCCGCATCGTGCCATCCAATCCGAATCCCATGATAACTCTGTGTCAATCCACGCTGCCTGTCCGCCCGATTTTAAAACATTAGCACAGATTTGTGACGCTAAATAAGACTTCCCTACGTTAGTAGGCCCATAGATTAGAGTTAGGCGTTTCTTCGCTATGCCTCCACCCGTTAATCTATCGAGGGCTGGGATGTTGAAAGGTATTCTAGAGTATTCAAAGGCACTATCGTCTCCACGAAACAGATTTAGTTTCTTATCTTTAAGTAAACCTTCAATAACTTTCTCAGAATCTGTCTCCATCTAAACCCCCTTAGGTAATTGTTCCTTACGGTTATTACAGGCTTCCGCCCACGCAAAACAAACCGCAGCACATTGTATAATTTCGGTATACATGTCAGCTTCGTTTTTCTCATAGACTTCTCGTGCTACTTCACCCAGTTCTTCTGTTAATATAACTGTCCAATGATCATCGGAATTAAAGGTTTGGTCTCCCCATTTTAAATCTTGACTCTCTCGTTCTAGTAAAACCTGTTCAAGAACTTTAGCTCTGGTTAATTCTTTAATACTCATTTAGATGAACCTTCGTTTAATACTTCGTCAATATTCTTGTCTACTTCATCCCGAACATGCGCCCACATTTGACCAAGTGCTAGTTCTGATCCTTCAAGCTGTGTGGGGATATCCATATCAGTATCAATATCATGTATCTCACAATCAATACGTGCGTACTGATTAGTGTCTAGGGGGCCAACTCTAAAAGTAAACCCTAACTTCAATCCAACTTTAGCCATTAAACTCTCCTTAATCCCAATCTATGTAATCACTAATTGTAACAGGTTCGGGGATTTCTGTCAATGCGAAATCCTTCTTTGTCGCCCACGAAGGGGAGCAAACTTCTACATCCACCTCAAGGGGTATCCCCAAAGTATTTTCTTGTAACAACGTTTGAACGTGTGGTGTCACTTCTTCTAACTCATCATTATGAACTTCACAAATAATCTCATCATGAACCTGAACTAAAATATTACTTTTTTTATCCTGTAAATATTTATCTACTTCTATCATCCGCTCACTCAGAATATCGGCACTTGTTCCCTGAACTAAATAATTCACTCCCTTATAAGCTAAATCTTTAGGCACAATATAAAGTCTCCCATATCTATTCTTTATCCATCCCCTACTACTAACAACTCGTACTACCTTCTCAAAGAATTCTCGTGATCCCTTTAGTCCCTTGAAATACTGTTTCTTGTAGTCAGCAGCCTGTTGCATAGTGACACCTAGTTGCACTCCTAGTTTACGGGAACCAATCCCATAGATAGTACCAAAGGTAATAGCTTTTGCCATCTGTCTGTAGTATTTATATTCGGAGTCTTCTTCCTTAACTCCAAACGCCAGTGTTGCGGCTTCACCATGGAAATCTACATCTTCTTTCTTTAGTAAAGCTTCAATCTCTGGGTTACGGAAGTAGTCTAAAAATACTCTAACTTCCATTTGAGAGTAGTCGAACCCAACTAAAGAGTAACCGGGGCGTGGAACGAATAGTCGCCGTATAGAAATCTGCTCTTCATCTGATTCATCGTATGACTCATCTCCGATAAAGCCCCATGTATCTATAACCTCGTCAGATAACCCTGCGTTAAACACGCCTCCTTTAGCCGCAACCGCCGCAGAGATACGCCCACGTACCACTTCCCTGTCCTCTATTGAGAGAGGCTCGTCAGACAGCCGAAAATGAGTTCGGGGTAAGTTCTGTAGGTTTGGGTCTCTAGAAGATAACCGCCCCGTTAGAGTTCCCCAGTTACAAAAATTTGTATGCACGACATCTGTATCAAAGTAAGGTTCTAAGTAAGTAGCCCGTAGTTTATCTAGGGTACGATACTGTCTCATATAACCAGCTACCGGGTGGTTGATCTGCGCTAACGCTTCTTCCCCCCATGAACTATTTCCTTTAGACGTTTTAACTGTTGATTTTATACCTAAGGCTGTTAATGCTTCACCAACCTGAGCGGGACTCGTTAGAAGAAACTCATGTCCTACCGTCTGAAAGATACGTTCTTTAATCTGCTCTTGACGTTGCATGATTTTCTCAGCAGCTTGTTTAGCATAATTACTATCGACAGGCAACCCACGCTTTTCCATTGCGTACAAAACGTGAGTTAATTCTTTCTCTAAGTCAAAAATCTTTGTCTGCTTCGTTCGTTCTAGTTCCTTAATACGATCTTGATATAATTTCCATGTATACTCAACATCTTTTTCGCAATATGGCCCTAGAATAGTTGGGGGTGCTTGAGAAAAATCTTTATTCCATTTATTCTTACGGAGTATTTTCTTGGTGGTTATATCGTATTCCGCCGCTTCTTCACCGTAACTACGTTTGATCGTAGCGGTAAGGGAAAATTCTCTAACATCCGCTGGTTCTGTTAGCCGTACCAACACAATTACGTCCAGCAATTCTTTGTCGGACACAATAAGACCCTCATTCTCTAGGAAGTGTAAATCAAATTTGATATTGTATCCTATAAGTGTAGAACATTTGTTCATAGCTTCCATTAGTTGGAACAATTGTGGTGGATGTAAGTTTACAGCTTCGAGAGAAGGGTAGTGTCTAAACGGGAAATAGTATGTATCTCCAGTTTCGACAGCTACCCCAATCCCACAAATCTGATTTTTACCATGCCACTCCAGACCATTAGTTTCTACATCTACAATCCATGTTGGATACTCTTTAATGACTGTAAGAACCGACTCATATGTATCTGGAGTAACTAGCATTTAATTGAAGAGGTCGTTCTCCAACAAGGTATCCGTGTTACCTGTATCTAACGACACTCCCTCACTAGATGGAGTTGCTTGACTTACCTGACCATAACGATCTTTGTAATAGACTTTAATACCAGTAAGATCAGAAACCGAAGCGAGTTTATCAGCAGGTACATCAGTGTTTCTTGCCGTTGCTGTCAGAGTGTACGATGTATCGTACATCCCTGTGCCAGTACGCTTCACTCTAATGACTCCCTTGTTCAAGGCTCCCCAATCATTATAAACATCTACAAGTTGGTTCCAAATGTAATTACTGCGACCAAAACCTAACGGAATTACTCGAAAATCATTAACGTGTTGAACGAACAGTTTCTTCCCTTGAGGGCCTTCAACTTCTTCCCAATCATCAAAACGCTTCTCAGTGTGCATAATATCATGAACATATGCCCAAAATGCAAACTTGTGAGACGCTCTTATGTTATCGGGAACGTCTGACGCATCTACATCATCGTCCTTTAGAAGGTTAATCCAACGGTTTCCAGATCGGTACGTGTATAGATAAACCTCATCCAAAAGAAGATCATTTTCCTCTCCAGTAGCTACTGGGGTGAGGAACGCTTGGTCGCCATCTTTGAAAAAGATTTCCTGACCAGTAGTTTGTGAAAACTGTGGGTTTGCACTTTCTTCAACTCTGTTTTGTATAGCGGATATACCACCCATAATTACACTCCTTTAGCCTTTACCAAAAGGCTCTATTATCAATTACTTGTTTAAGTAATGTTTGTTGACGTATCTCTTGTACATCTTTTACCCGTTCGGGTAACTCTATCCATGATACCACACAGCTATCCCTCATGCAACTATTAATTTTATTAATCGCTGTTTGACCGGCTGCATCATTATCTAAACATAACACAATTTCTTCGGGGTGTAAAGCCTTTAACCTATTTTGTTGTGTGTAGGATAAAGAAGCCCCCAATAAGGCGATACTTGTGTAGCCGTTCTGGTTTAACCACATAGTATCTAAGGCCCCCTCTGTAATACAGATGGTCTGCGTCGATTGTATCTTATGTTCCCCAAATAAAAGTTGAGACTTTCTCAAACCCTTAGAATACATATACTTGGGAGTCGCATCAATCCTACGTTCCATCCACCCCACCAAGCGTTGCTTGGCATCATAAACGGGGATAATTAAATCCCCGTAGTCATTCATACCGCAATCCCAATCTTTTAGAGTTTTACGAGAAAACCCCCTATCAAAAATCCACTCAGGAACTATCTGACGCTTACCGGGGTATTCAACTTCACCAAGTTCGTCCTCACTTGGAAATTCGCTCTCAAAGAAATC